AACGTCTGGAACGCCGTAACGATGCTCTTCATACTTTCCCAGGCGGCGGTCCAGTCGCCGTTTGCAATGGCAACGATGGCCGTCGTAACCTCGCTGATTACCGTTGAAATTAGCTTGACGCTGTTCGTCACCTGGTCGATGATGGGGCCGACAATCCCCGGCAGGCGCTCGATTGCGGCCGCCATCAGGTTGACGCCGAAATCGGCAGCGATTGCAAGCCCGGCACCAAGCAGCATGACGAGCGGCGTAACCGATGTTACCAGCCCACCGAAGGCGGCACCCATCTCCTGCAAGGCAGGCAACAGTGGCGCCAGGCTGTCGGGCAGCCCCATGAAAGCGGTCTGCACACGCTCGATGGCCGGTGCGAAAAACGCCTGTAGCGTTGCGCCTATCATGGACAGTTGCGCCAACAGGCCAGTGAAGGCGGCCGTCCCCGTCGCAATCGCTCCCGGTAATGACGCCTGAAATACGTCAACCAGCATTTGCAACGTCGGCTGAATGGCCGCCCATGCCGCCGCGGTCTGCTCTTGGATGCCGCCAAAGTTCATGGCCCACGCTGCCGCCAACAGCGCCACGCCTGCGACAACCAGCCCGATCGGCGACAGCAGGAACGCCAGCGCCGTGCCGATGCCGCTAACCGCCAGCATGACCGGCCCGGCCGCTGCCAGCACCCCAGCGAAAGCCAGCGCCGCATTCTGCACTGGGGCAGGCAGCGCCGTGAACGAGGTAATCAGATCGGCAATGTAACGCGCCATGTCGCCGAGCATGGTCAAGAACGGCGTGCCGACGGTAATCAGCACGGAGTCAATCGACCCCTGCAGATAGTCCATTGCGCCATTCAAGCCCTTCATCCGCGCCGCCGCTGCTTCCTCGGCCGCTCCCGCTTTGGTGACGGCCGCCTCCATGCTCGCAAAGCCGTCGGCGCCCGCATCGGCCAAAATAGTCGCGGCCCGGATCGCATCGGCCCCGAAAATGGTGGTCAGCGCCATGTTGCGCTGCGAATCGGTCAGGCCGGCGGTCGACGTGGCGAGGTCGCCAACGATGGCTTCAAAGTCGCGCATGGACCCGTCTGAGTTGTAGACGTTCAAGCCTAGCGACGACATAGCCATTGCGGCGTCATCCGTCGGTGCGGCCAGGCGCATGAGCATCGTTTTCAGTGATGTACCCGCGTCACTGCCGGCAATGCCGGCGTTGGCCAACAGCGACATGGATGCGGTCAGGTCTGACATGCTCTGGTTGTTGCTGGCGAAAATGCTGCCCGCCATTTTGAAGCCCATGGCCAGGTCGGTGACATCGGCAGAACTGGCATTCGCCGCCGCCGCCAGCATGTTTGAGACGCTCGCCGCCTCGGTGGCGTCAAGACCGAAAGTGTTGATGGCGTTTGCCGCAATCTCGGCCGCCTGCCCCACCTCCATGTTGCCCGCTGCCGCCAGGCTGAGCACGCCAGGCATCGCGCCCATGATGTCCTTGGTGCCCATGCCCGCTTTGCCCAGTTCCAGCATGGCATCCGCCGCTTCGCCGGCGCTGAAGGAAGTTTCCGCGCCGAGACGCAGCGCCTGCTCAGTCAACGCCTGCATGTCGCCGGCCGTCGCACCGCTGACCGATTGCAGCACGTTCATGGACGATTCGAAATCGCCGGCACTCTTCAGCGCCATCGTCGCCACGCCGGCCAGGGGCAATGTCACCGCCGCCGACATGGTCGCGCCCGCTTTGCCCAGTTTGCTGACCAGGCTCTCGGTCTGCTGCTGCGCTTTAGCAATGCCGGATTCGAAGCCGGATGCATCCATGCCCAGCTCGACAGCCATGCGTGCGATGGTGCCCACCTATTTGCCTCCCAGTGCTGCACGTGTCTTCGCTAGCATCCTGGCCACCGCGGCCTCTTCACTCTCCGGTTCAAACTTCGCCATGAAGTCCTGGGGTTTGAAGGGCTTGCCCTTCTTGCCCCGCATCGAGTTCGCCATCGTCGATGCGATAATGCCCGCCCGCAGATCCGCCCGGTCTTCGCCCCAGGGCTCTAGCTGCGCATAAGCCAGCCATTCGGCAAACTGCGCTGACGTCATCTCCGCCAGCATCGCATCGACGTTCGGGCGACCGAGGGCCAGGGCTAAGCGGTAAGCGAAGCGTCGCCCTGGTCGCCGTTGGAGTTTTTTGCGAGTTCGTCCACATCCTCATCACGCAACCCGTTGAGCCGCTGCGCTACCTGGAAGATGCGGTCGAGCGCCGCCGCACTTTTGCCGCCCAGCGGGAATTCATCCTCTTCGGCGAAGAGCCGATCGTTGGTCTCCGGGTCAATCAGGCACAGCAGACACAGCCGCGCCCGAATGTTGCGCAGGTTGGTCGTGACGCTTTTGCCGCGCCGCTCGACCGTGCTGGCCTCGAACCAGTCCCGTTCCGACGCGTTCAGCGTGCGCACCCGCACCCACGCACCGCCCCATTCAGGAATCTGGATGTCTTCGGTTTTCAGGTCGTTTTGCGCAAGGATTTCCGCCTTGCTCAGATATTTCTTTGCCATCTAGATCTAGCCCCCAAACGTCTCACGTGTTTTCCGGTCGGGGTAGATTGTCCCGTCCGGGTTGATGTGCCCACAGAAAATGCCAGTATCCACGAGAAACGGATAGTCGCTGTGTTCATCGGCAAATGCACCCCAGCCCGACCTGGTCAAATAGCCGCCGCGCATCACCCGCTTGCACCATTCCAGGTCGCTCGTGCCACTGGCCACGTTGGTGATGCCCGTCTCCGGGTTGTACCAACTGTAGCGCGGCGTATCGAACACTCGCCGCACCTTGATTCCGCTCAGCACGTACTCTTCGCTGTCCGCCCACATCGCTCGCAGCAGCCCCATGTGGATGAGCAGCGCCCCTGTCGGCACGCCGTCGCACCACACCAGGTCGCCCTTGCGCCAGTCGAGGAACGCCCCCTCGCCCATCCCCCGAAACACCATCGGCTCAGATGGGTACGCCCGGCTGAAATACACACCGCTCACCACCGGCGCCGGCGCCTCGCGCATGTAGCGATTCAGACGCATGAATGTGTCTGGGGGGATGATTACGTCATGCTCCAGGAGGAAGAGCCACTCCATGTCCATGCGCAGCGCCTCAGCCACAATCAGGTTCTGCGCGTCGGCCACCTGGTACCTCAGCGGCATGTAGCCTTCCATCACCTGGCGCTGCTCCGCCATGCTCCAGTTGAGCGGGATCAACTGGCCGTAGCGGGCCGCCACCCACTCGACGCGCAGCAGGCCGGTGCACGCCGTGCCCACCATCAGCCGGTTGGTGTAGCCAGGGTCGTTGCTGTCCTGCACGATAATGCGGATGGGCCGCACGGGGCTATCGTTTGCCAAGCAGCACCTCGATGTTTCCGGCGCAGTCCCACGCCATGTCCCGAATCTGCCACGGCTCCGGCTGGTAGCGCATCCACAGCTTGCTCTTGTGTTCCGGGTCAAAGTGGTAGAAGGTCGCCTCCGTGCACGGGTTGCAGGCCGCCGGGTCGCCGGCATAGCGCTGATTCACGCCGTAGTAGGTCACGATCAGCAGTTCACCGCCCGGCACAAGCAGCCGGTGTACCTCGTTCATGAACGCCAGGAACCCGAACCTTGCCGGGTTGATGCGGGCGACCACGTGCCCGGCAAACGCCTGCAGTACGCTTTCGCTCTCCAGCGGCCACGGGTACTGTTCCAAATCCCACGGTAGCGCGACGGCGGGATGCGCCCGGTTGTCGATGCCCAACCAACCGGGACGCGTCGCCGCCCCACTGCCGATGTCGAGTCGAAAACCGCTGGGCGCCGTCATCAGGTGCCGTAGGTCCAGGTTGCCGAGCCGCTGGTCTCGATGGTGACGCTCATCGACAGCTTGTCGTCGAAGGGCGCTTCAAAGCCGGCTGACTTAACGAAGCCCATGAATGCAACCTTATGCACCGGTGTACCGGGGAAGGTGATCACCCAGGGACACACGATGCGCTGGTCGCGCAGCCACAGAATACCGCCCGACGTGGCACGGTGGGTGGTCTGCTGCGGATCGAAATTCACATCGAGCGTCACCTGGCCGGCGTCGATGAAGCTCGCCACTTTCTCACGGTAAGCTGACCCGCTGTCGTGCGCCGTTACGTCGATGGTTTCGGTCTCGCCGTCGAGCCCGCTGATGTTCGTCACGTTCACCAGCGTGCCGGTTGTGGCCGTGCCGGTTGTAGTGCCGAAGTTGACGACAGTCCCGAACCCCGCCTTTCCACTCATGTCATACCTCCTCGTACTGAATCATGAAATCCAGCGCCACCGCATTCCGGCTCGCCTCTGGATCGTCCAAGTCTCTTTCGCCGACACACAAACACGAACCAATGGTCAGCGTCCCCCATGTGCCCTTGAAGCCGTCGAGGCGCTCCCGCACCACACTGGCCACGCTGTAAGCCACCGCCGGCGTACTGCCCCAGCACGTCACCTGCATGCGTGCCCGTGGCAGCCCGTCCGGCCCAGCCAGGTCGTGCAGCCGCCGGGTGTCGATGCGCTGGTACACAATGGCCGGTAGCGTCGGCGCCTGCGGCAGCATGCGCGCATGCATGCGTGTGCCCACCAGGCCGGCCACCGCCACCCCTGCCAGCGTATACGTCCGCAACTCCGCTTCGAGCGTCACTGCACCTCCGCGACCGATAACGCGTTGTTGTCAGTCGAACAGCCTCACCGAATCGACTCCACGAAATCCCGCACGGTAGCTTCGACGGCCGCCAGGATCTCCCCTTCATGCTGGTCGAGGGCCGGCCGCATGTATGGCTGGGCCGCCATCCGACTGGTGCCAAACTCCACATGCTCCGCATAGTCGGTATGTGGCGCAATCAGCGCCCGCTCTGGCGTCACCTCGTCGACCATGATCGAGTTGCGCAGCGTGCCTGTGTCGATAGGACACAGCACCTTCGCCCACGTCTCGACGACACGCGCCCCGGCCTCCAGCCCATCGCGCTGCGCCTGGCGTCGCTCTGCGCCGTGCAACCGGTTCAGATTACGCCGCAGTTCGCTGCTGCCCCGCACCCGCATCGTGATTGTCGGCATCACTGCACCTCGACCAGCCGCACGACAATGCCGGTCGGCCCCCGTTCGACGTTCCCGTCGATGCCGTAGG